GTGTTGGTCCAGACGTCTCCTCTCTTTTTGTGCGAAAATCTTAAAATCTCAGGTTGTAATAAGCCTAGCTTATAACCCGTTGCCTAACCGCAGCGGGTTTTTTGCTTTACTGACCGCGCATATGTATGGCGGTAAAGCAATTATCTCAAGAGGCAATAGCCAAGGCGATTGGCATTACGCAGCAGGCGGTCAACAAGCTGATAAGCAAGGGACTACCAGTTACCACGCTAAAAGAGGCAAAAGCGTGGTACGCGGCGTTTAAGCGCAACGAAGGCACGGACATAAACGAAGTCCGTAAACAAAAACTTCAGCGCGAGGTTGAGCGGCTTGATCTCAAAATTAAACACGAGAAGGGCGAACTCGTGCTTGCGTCTCAAGTGGCTGAAGAAAGCCAAATGATTGCAGCCATCCTCTCTAGCGAGGGGCAGGCGATGATCAGCGACCTGCGCGGGCAGCTTGCTGGGCTAGACGAAATAACGATTGGCGAAAGGATTACGGCACGATGGACGCAACTGTTACAACGGACGCAGCAACGACTCGGCCTAGGCTAGCGGGATTTGCTCGCGGCATTCCCCTGCCGTTTCAAGGCGACCCGCTGGACTGGCTGGAGGAGCACGTCCAATTCCCGCACAGCGCACGTAGTACGCGCTTCACTCGGCAGCAAGGGCCGTGGTGGAATGACGTCATCGGCGAGTTTTCCAATCCGCGAACTCGGCAAATTTACGTGCGAGCGTGTACGGGCGCGGGCAAGTCAACGCTCCTGGAGGCGCTCTCAACGCTGATTGTCGCACACGATCCGGGGCCGTCCTTGTTCATCACGCAGACCGATCAGACCGCTGTGGACTGGATGGAGCAGCGGTTGTTGCCGGTGTTGCACGGCTGCGGGCCGGTGTCTGCGCTGATGCCGAGTAATCGCTTCAAGGTTCGCAAGGACACGATTATTTTCCCGCACATGGCGCTGATGGCGGGTGGCGGTAACGTGTCCAACGCGCAGGAGAAAAGCATTAAGCACCTGTTTCTGGATGAGGCGTGGACGTACTCCAGCTTAATTGGCCAATTCAAAGCGCGGCATCACGACCGTTTCGACCGCAAGACCGTCATCGTCAGCCAGGCGCACGAGGAACCGCACCAGCTCGACGATGAATGGGATGCCGGCAAGCGACACTACTGGGCGTTCGATTGCGCGGCGTGCGGGCAGTTAGTTAAGCCGGACTGGAACAACTACAAATACGACGAGGTCAAAAACGAACACGGGGAGTGGCAGTGGGGCGCGTTGTCAGCGTCGGTGCGTCATGTCTGTCCGCACTGCGAGCACATAACGCCGGACACCACACAGGCACGCCGCGCACTAGCTGACCGCTCGCGCTGGGTTGCCGAGGATGGCGACGCGATGGACGGGCACGTGTCGTATTGGTTACCCGCGCAATGCGTCTGGTGGATCAAGTGGGCGGATCTCGTGATCAGCTGGGTGCGGGCTAACGACGCCAAGCACCTAGGGCTTTTGGAGCCGCTCAAGGATTTCAAAATGAAAAAGCTCGCGCAGCCTTGGCCGAAGGAACTGGAACTTCCAGCGGTTGAAATGGAAGCGGCTGATTACAACGCAGCAGACATGGCGGATGGCCGACAGATCACGGATGAGATGATTCGGCTGATGACCATAGACGTCCAACAGGATCACTATTGGGCTGTGATCCGAGCGTGGACAAATTCTGGGACATCGCGGTTGCTTTATTGTGGGGGAGTTCTGACGTTAGATAAACTGCGCGAGATACAAACGCGCTACAAAGTCGCGGACAAGAAAACGTGCATGGACGCTGGCAACTCGTTTCACGGCGTGGTTTATGACCGTTGCGCGCAATACGGATGGACGGCGCTCATTGGACGCGGCGAGGATTGGTTCAGCTCGAAAAACAAACAAGGCCGGACGGTGCGACGGTTGTTTTCAAAACCCGACTACGTCCCAGCGCCGACGACCAAAAGCAAGCAGACGGGGCGCACGGCAATGGTGCTTTTCTTCCATTGGGCGTCCGACCCGGTTAAGGACGTCCTGGCTCGCCTTCGCACAATCGGCTCGCCAACGTGGGAGTTTCCGCACGACGTGCCGCGTGAATACCTGTTGCACTTAAACTCCGAGCGAAAGCGAGACGTGGTCGATAAAATAACCAAACGCACGCGCAAGAGATGGACGAAAACTCATCGACCGAATCACCTATGGGATTGCGAAGCTATGCAGGTAGTGGTGGCGATGATGCTAGGCGCGTTGCCGGACCTCAGCGAGGATGTTGTTGACGAACCAGCGGCGACCGAGTAGTCTCTGGGCTGGGTTGTTTTTGTTTGGGGGCGCGGGAGGTCATTGGCCCGCGCCCCTTTTGCTTTACGCTGGGCTTATTATTGTGACGGCTGTTTTTCGCATCATTCTCAAAGTCTTTCTCTCCCGCTCAACGGAAGAGCTTTACGAACTGCGGGATGGGCGCTTTGATCTAAGCGTTGGCGGGCAAGGCGTTCTAATCGGCTCCACGGTCAACGGTTCTTCATTTACGTTTGGGATTGGGACGACACTTAGCGCACTCGATATTCAAATGTACGCGCAGACCGCCATCGAGCACAAGGAGCGCGGGATCTGCGCACCTGTAACGCGGACGACCGCACGATTTGTATGAGCCTGTTGCAACGACTCAAAACGCTTTTTAAACCGACCGTGCCAAGCGTGCGCTCGGAGTACGATGTATATCGTCGGCAGCGACTTGTGGAGGGCGGCGCGTGGGGACTGCAACCATTCCAACAAAACCACACGATGGGCATCAACCAAGAGTTGCCCGTCGGCGAGTGGCGCACGTTAACCAGCGCAGCGCGAAAGCTTTATTGGAACGTAGGCGTAGTCAACGGGGCCATCGATCAGAGGGCTTTTTTGACAATCGGCAAAGCGATGCGCCCAATATTTACGGGCGAGGATAAAGCATGGGGCAAACTCGCCGAGGCTTGGCTAAACGACTGGATGCAAATCTGCTACGTTGACGGCTCTTCGTGGTGGGATGGATTATTTCTTGAGAGCGTCGGCATCGACCGCGACGGCGACATGCTGACGATTTTGACCACTACAGCAACGGGCTTTCCGCAGTTGCAGCAAGTGCCTTGGCACCAGATGGGCGTGCGTGACCTGATGACGGGGCCGCTGACTGAAGGACCATACGCAGGATTGGAAATGGTCAACGGCGTCATTCTCTCTCGACTCGGGCGGGCTGTAGCATACCGAGTTCTTGGCAAGACTCCCGCAGACGACCGCGACATTCCGTCAACCGCTGCACAGTTAACTCGTGATCCGCGCGAAGTTGGGCAGGCTCGCGGCATCTCGGCACTCGCGCCGGCAATCCTTGACCTTCGCTGTTTAGCGACGCTCGGAAACGATATTCGCGTTGCCTCGCAGATGGCGGCTAAAATTGGCCTAGTCGTTACCAACCAGACAGGCATCGCTGACGTTAGCGATCCCGCCTACGCGCTTTCCGAACAGGCGTCCATCAATCCAACAGGGATCCGCATGGAGCAAATGCAAGGCGGCACGATCCAGTATTTCCAACCAGGCGAAAGCGTAACGCAGCTTAAATCCGAAATCCCGTCCGAAGCACAAGACCGTTTGCAAGAGCGACTGATCAAACAGGCGTGCCTTGCGATGGGCTGGCCCGTTGAGTATGTCTGGGGGCTGGATAAAATGGGCGGCGCTAATGCTCGGATCGTTTTAGAGCAAGTCAACCGGGTAACGTCCGACCGTCATCAATATTTGTCGCAAGCGTGCAAGCGTCGATGTGCTTTCGCAATTGCTCGCGCTGTCGAGCTGGGGTTACTGCCAGCTTACAAAGGCGCTGACAAGGATCGTGGCGGCGCATATCAGTTCCGCTTCACTTCGCCTCCACGCCTGACGGCTGACAGCGGCTACGCCTCACGCGACGCCATTGAGGGCTATCGTGCGGGCATGCGTTCGATGTCCGAGATCCTCGGCGAGGGCGGGCTAACGATTGACGAGCACCTCGATGCCATCGAACAGGATGAGCTTAACATCCGGGCACGCATGGAACGCAGCAATTTGCCGCGCAGTGTGTTCGGCATCCTCACACCTAACGGGCAACCGCCTGACATGTTACCAACGCCATGAGCTTTTCTCGCATAATTTCCAAAGTCTACGGCGAACCGTGGTTTATTTCGTCCGCAGGATTTGCAGCCATCGACCGCATACTCAGACCGCGCATCAACGGCGACAACGGCGAAATGCCGGACATGAGCGCGTTCATGAATCCTCGCGAGCCGATGATGATCGACGCTAACGGCATTGCTCACATTGAGATTTGCGGAACGCTCGCACGTGACATTTCCCCCATAGAAAAATGCTGTGGCGCAACCGATTATGAAGACATCGAGGACGAACTTGAAGCCGCTATGGAGGCTCGCTGTCGTGGAATTTGGCTTGAGATTGATTCTCCCGGTGGCGCTTGTAATGGCAATTCTGAAGTGGCCGACGCGCTACAGGTAATCTCCCGACAGATCCCAACGCTCGCCTACACGGACGGACTGGCATGCTCGGCTGCGTACAATATCGCCGTGAGTTGTCGCGAAATCTGGGCGTCTCCATCGGCGACCGTTGGCAGCATTGGCGCAATCATTCCGTGGATCTCGACTTCTGCAATGTGGGCTGAGGAAGGCATGGAGTGGGACCCGATCACCAACGCCGAGGGCGATCTAAAAGGCGCAATGATGGGACCAGAGTTGACGGCTGCTCAACGTGCGTCGCTCACCGAATATGTTCAGGACAACTTTGACCTATTCCGCTCCAACGTGTTGCGAAACCGCAACGTGCCCGCCGAGGCAATGCGCGGGCAGGCGTTTCTTGCAAGCCGCGCACTGTCAAACAAATTGATTGACAAGGTTGCCACCGAAGAGTTAGCGTACGCGCGACTGTTGGCGCTTGTGGGTTAGC